AACAAGATCAAGAGAAAAAAGGATTTTCTCTTGAAGGTGAGCGTGGTGAAAAATACCCACTAGCCGCAAGTTTTCCTCCACATATCAAACGTATATTAGATCTATATAGGATTATTGAGTAATGGCTTTTAGACAATATACAAAAGTTACTTCTAAAGTAACGGGTCCGGGTATTAAAGTAGCTTCTAATGATGGTATGGCACTATCTAAAGCTCTTAAAACTGCTCAACAGCTATATAGTGCTTCTAGAATAAACTCAAAATATAAAGGTGTATTAACTTCTCTAGCGGGTAGACTTAATAGTCAGATAGAAACTGCTATAGTTAGAGAACTAGGCGGTGGTCAAATAACTGCCGGTAAAGGTGGATTTTATCCTGATTTTTATATAGAATTAAAAAATGAAAGAGGTGAAGGTACAGGAGTATTTGAAGCTAGAGAACAAAAATTAGTAAGTACTAGAGAAGTTACTCAAGGTAGAAATGCAGGTAAAGTATTTAGAGATGGAAAAGTAAGTCTAGCTGGTGGATCAGGGATTATACTATCGCCTGGAGAACAAGACTTATCTACAGGATTTAATTTTGATGCTCTTGGAGAAAATGCTACTTCTCAAATGACTCCTACTTCTAGATTTATTGGACAATTAAAAGCAGCTGAAGGAGATCCTGTAAAGTTATTAAAAATACTAGATGGTAAAGGTGAGGCAGCTAAAATTATTAAAAAAGGCTTAGCTCTAAAAGCTAGTGCTATTGATATACCAGTACAATTTAATGGTAGACTAGAAAATAGAACTATTAGATTTAGTTGGCCTGAAATACGAAAGTGTGTACTAGCTAAAAAAATGGTTATATCTGTAAAAGATGCAGGCGATGGACAGATAAAATTAAATCTATTCTTTAAACAAGCAATTATTAATAAAGCATTAAATGATATGAGTCAGGTAACCATAAAAGCTTTAGAAGGTGGTTTAGGAAAAGCTATTTTACAAGCTTTAAGTGAAGTAAGTATGTTACCTCACGGATCGACTCAAGCAGAATTACAAAAGTTTTTAAAAGATAAAAACCTTACATACGCTATGGAGTATATTAAAGGTTCTGCTCGTATAGCTAGTGGTATTGTAAAAGTTGACAAACCTAAAAAACAAAAAGCTATTGGATCAGCTCGTCAATCATTTATATCGGGAGTACAATTAAGTGCTTTAGTACAAAAAAGACTGGAAGCTACTATGGATAAAGTAGGAAATCCTGATCCTCCACAATTAAAATATAGATCAGGTAGATTTGTATCAAGTGTTCAAGTTTTTCCAAACTATAAAAGAGGTTTAATGAAATATGCATTTAATCCTATATATAGATCTCTTGAAAATTATGGTTATACTCCGGATTCTCAAGTTATTACTAGTATCAGACAGGTAGTAACTTCTTTATATAGTCGTCAGTTTAATATAGTGAGGGCCGTTTAATGGCTTCTAGGAGAAAAGAGATCATAGCACTTTTAGTAGATAAGCTAAAAGAAATTGATGGTCAGGCTGTAGCAGGTTCTAATTACACTTATAAAACAAATGTATTTAATAATGTTTTTAGAGCTATTAAATTTCTTGATGAGGTAAATGATTTTCCATCACTCTATCTATCTGCTGGAACCGAAAATAGAGATTTTAATTCAAAAAATTTGACGGTAGCTACATTAGACGTTACTATAAGAGCATACATATATGGACAAGATAATTCCCAAAGCCTCGCAGATGATATAGTTCAAGACATTGAATTTGTTATTTATCACCAACTAGGGGAAAATCCCGATAAAGGTATACTTGATATAACAATAGACAGTATAACCACAGATGAAGGATTAGCTGCTCCTTACGGAATAGCAGAGGTCAATCTAAACACAGCCTATAGGCTAGAAAATTAAGGAGAAATAACATGGCATCCTCTCTCAATTTACAGAGAAATTCTGAAGTGTTCTTTTCAACAGTTGATATTAATAGTGGTTCAGTTGCAGTAGCAATGACCCCGGCTAACACCTGGAAACTAGAAGTATTAGCTGGTTTTGCTGCTACCTCTACATCAGCTACTCAAGACATCACTTCTCTTGAATCCGGTCTAAGCCCTGATCGGTCACAACAAAGATTTAACACCGCAATCAACCCTGTTGATTGGAATATTCAGGTATATATGCGCCCAACAGGTGTAGAAACTACTGGTGCTGCTAACGGTACTACCGCAAAAACTAATGAATCAGGTAACACAAAACCTCTTGCAGACTGGTATATGTGGCAGGCTCTTAGTTCAAGTACTCTTGCTGCTGCAAAATCGCAAATAGCTGCTACCCGTGTTGCTGAGCAATCTATTTGGCAAACTGGTGGAACACTAAAAACTGACACTATTGCTGCAGGAACTCGTGTACACGCCTCAACATCTAATTTTGCGATTGCACCAGAGTATTTTATGTACTTTAAACTTGATAATGTTATTTATCAAGTAGACAAAGCTACAGTAAACTCAGCTTCTGTTGATGCAGGTATTGAAGATATTGCTGCTGTTACTTGGAGTGGTTTTGGTACTACCATGAAAGAACTAGTAGGAGCACCAAGAGATATTGCTATTGCAACCTTTGGTGGTATTAAAAATGCTGGTGGTACGGCTGTTGTTGGTAACTCTAATGCACATGCTCTGACCGCTGCATCTTCTTATCACCCATTCAATACTATGAATGTTGCGGGAACTGTAACAACTAATGCATTTATTAAAAATCGTTTGAGTGCTATTGAGTTCCACCATAAAGCGACTGCTTCAGCAGCTGATGAGAAATTTACTTTTCCAGTAACTTCAATGAATATTGAGTATACTAATAACATTACGTATCTTACTCCTGAACAGATCTCAGCTCTTAATGAGCCGATTGGTCAGTTTGCAGGAACTAGATCTATAACAGGTACCACTACTATGTATCTTCGTAGCGGTGATTTAGAATCTGCTGGATTCTTACGTAATATTAGTGAAGATACACGTACTAACTCTGCTCAAACATCTAATGCTAATGTTATAATTGGTGGAGCTGTTGCTCCCTATGTTGCTTTCCAAATGGATGCAGCGCAGTTTAGCTTCCCAGCTATTCAGACTGAAGACGTTATCTCTATGAGTGTTGACTTTATGGCCCAAGAAACTACAGCTAATAAAGGCGATGGCGGAGAAGTTACTATTGTAGCTATTAAAGCTTAATTAAGAAATTAATGTGTTTCTGAGGGGGAACACCACATTATTAACCAGAAGAACACCCGCTACTTGCAAGTCCAGGTTCCCCCTCACCTAAGACAAGCAGATATGTAGTGGGTGTTCGTTTATTATCCTAGAGGGGAAAAACTATGAGTAAAATTAAAGGCTTAATTGCCAAAGAAACTGCAACCTGGGTACAGTTTCCAGATATTGAAGAGTTTGAAATTCATCTTCGTTATCTAACACGCGAAGACCTAATGAAGATTCGTAATAAGGCTCTTACCTATAAATTCAACAAACGCACTCGTCAACGGGAAGAAGAAGTTGACAATGAAAAATTTCTTGAAGCATATGCTGAAAAAGCTATTGCAGGTTGGAAAGGACTCAAGGTAAAACATTTACCGGTTCTTTTACCTGTTGATATTTCAACAATGGACGCCGGAGAAGAAGTAGAGTATTCTATGGAAGATGCAATTGAACTTTTAAAAAATTCAACGATTTTTGATCAGTTTATTACAGATACCATGAATGATTTTGAACAATTCTCAGTTAAAAAGAAAGAAACAGACTCAAAAAACTAACTGACTACCTCCAAAGTTCTTTTGGGGGTGGGAGTTTAACAGCAGATCAATATATATTGATGTGTGAACAGATGGGCTGGGAACCAAAAGAGGAAGATCTACCTCAAGACGGCTCCAATCTATCTTTAGAGTGTCAACAAGCTCTAATAGTTTTAAATGCTCTTCCTGATATATTCGAAGGTATGAATGGTACGTGGATGGGAAAAGACTATTCTGGTCTAAGTACTATTATGGATATTTACGAGATAGAAGACAGACGTTCAGTATTCGAATTGTTAAAAGAAGCTGAGTCAATGTTAGGAAAATACTATACACAAGAAGCTAAGCAACAAAGCAGAAGCTTAAAAAAGGGGTAATCGTTGGCAACTATTAGAAATACTATTGATACACAGTTTACAAGTAGAGGTGCAAGAGCTGTTAGAGAAGAGACTGAGTCTATCGGTAGAGCTCAGACTCGCCTTGGACAATCCTCTGCATCTGCTGGACGTTCTTTTTCCGCCCAGTCTTCTGGATTGGGCGGATTAGTCGGTGTGTATGCAGCTGCTGCTGCAAACGTATTTGCTATCAGTGCAGCTTTTGAAGCACTAAATGCCGCCGCAAAATTTCAAACAATTATTAAAGGTACTGAACAACTTGCTAATGCTGTTGGTACAAGTGCTAAGTCTGTTATAAGTGGTTTAAAAGATATAACAGATGGTCAGCTGACTATAGCTGAAGCAGCAAAATCAGCTAACATCGCTTTGTCTGCAGGATTTAATGTAGAGCAAATTAATCAGTTAGGTTCCTTAGCAGCTAAAGCTTCTAAGACATTAGGTAGAGACTTAACAGATTCTTTTCAACGTCTCACCAGAGGTGCTATTAAACTTGAACCAGAACTTTTAGATGAATTAGGTATTTTTACACGGTTAGACCCCGCTGTAAACGCTTATGCTATATCTTTAGGTAAATCTGTGTCACAGTTAACTGCTTTTGAAAAAAGACAAGCTTTTCTTGTTGGTATTTTAAAAGATGGTAATAATGCTTTTAAAGATATTGATATGAGTGGTGAATCAACTCAAAAAACTTTTGAAAAACTTGTAGTTAGTTTTAGTGATCTTGCTATTGTAGCTGGTGGACTATTAGCCGATTCTTTAGTACCTTTAGCTAAATTTTTAAATGATAGCTTAGGTAATCAATTAATTTTATTAGGAGCTATAGGCACTTTAGTTTTTGGTAGATTAGCTACAGCTGTCGGCGGTTTTGTTACTGGGGGTATTGCAAATCTTAGTATTGGTCTAAATAAGATAGCCACTGATATGGCTACTGTTAGTACAAGCGCTACAGCTATGACTGCAAGAACTGCTGCAGCTTCTGCAGCTTTTGCTGGAGCAGGTGCAGTAGCTGGGTCTAGTAGGGCTTTTGGTTCGCAATTTAAAGGTCAATTAGCTGCTGGTCCTTTAAGCTTGGGCCAAGCGCAACAGGCTCAACCTAAACTCATAGCAGCATTAAAATCTGAAAAAGCTCTACGTGGACAACTACGTAGGCTACAAATGCAAGGGGTAGCATTAACTGATGCCCAAAATAAAAAATTACAACAATCTGTTAGTAGAACTAAGGCATTGGTTCTAAGTCTTAGATTAGTTAGAGATCAAATTTCTTTAGCAGGTGTTGCTGCAAATGGATTAACTATGGCATTAAGTAAAGCAGCCACTGTAGTATCAGTAATGGGTGCTTTGTTAGGTGGTTTATTATCTTTCTTAAATTATGTATTAATTGCAGCGGTAGCTATACAAGTTATTGGTAAACTTTTTGGTAAAGATATATTTAAAGAATTATTAGAGCTATATAAAGACTTCACTGCAGAATCTCGACAAGCTGCTGCAGGATTAGAAGAACTTAATTTGAAGATAGGTCAGACTGGTAGTAAGTATATAGAATTAGCTAGGACTTTAGATGCCGCAGGTTTAGACCCTGATGAAAGAACTGTTTCGGGGTTAGCCGGTAAAATAGATGATCTTACAGTAGCAGCCAGAAAAGCAAGAGGAGAAATAGCATTTTTAGAATCTCAAATTGCTAAAGGTGTACTTGGTGACCCAGGTGTCGGACTAAACTTTGGATTTTTTACAAACCAAGGTATGAACGAGGCAGCAAATGAGGTAGCGCGATTAAAAGGCGTAGTTGAAAACTTAGACGAGGCACTTGGCATACTTGGAGGCAGTATGACTCAGTTACAAGGATTTGAGGACTTTGCTAAATTTATAGGTAAAGCAAAGGAAGAGATAGAAGGTCTAACTCAAGCTTTATCTAGACTTTTTATACAAGGAAAAATCGGAATCTCTTCAATTCAGATGAGTGCAGATGGGACAATGAAAGACTTTTTAGAGGCCGTACTGCCTGTAAAGGCCGTACAAGGAGATACATCAGCTGATATGACTAATCCTTTTGCTGATCAATTCAACGTAGATACAGCTCCTTTAGGTCAAAATAGTCAGGGCCAGCAAGATATGAGCAGAGTTTTTCAATTTAAAGATCAATCAAGATTTTTAGAGCTACAAGTAGATTTAGAAGGTAAATATACTAGAGGTTCAAAAGCATTTATACAAGCTACTGATGCTACTTCAGATGCTTATCTTAAAGTACAAGAATTATTTGAAAGTTTATCTCTCGGAAATATTAGTCAAGAAAATGCTGGTAAGCAATTAGGAATCCTTACTAAACGTTTAGAAGACGCTCAAAAAATTATTAATCAGGGTTTGGGTGATAATACTTTTTTTAACGAGAATACTCAAGCACAGGCAGTGGCGTTTCTTGAAAGTATTGGAGATGGGTTAGCATATGTAGATGATAGACTTAGAAATCTAACAGAAGAATTTATAGCACAAGAAAAACTATATCTTCAATTAAATAAACAATTTAGTGGAGCTAGTGCGTTTATAGATCAGGTGGCCAGTACTGGGATGATCAAGGCTAGAACTAAAGAGATTGCTACCAGCGAACAAGAAATAGCAACCTTTAGACGTGAGAATTTTCTACTATTAGCTGCTCAACTTGTAGAACTAAATAAGATGAATCCCGCAGATCAAGAGCGTGAGGGTTTGGCTTCACGAAGAAAGTCTTTAGATCAAAACATGTTATTAATAGCTAAGGCATCTTTTATGGAGACTGTTAAGTTTCTTAACAATTCTAAAAAACAAGTTGTAGAAGAAGCTAAGAAAAAGCAAGCTTTACAAGATCAATTAGATATTTTAAGAATGCAAACTGCTGAATCTAAGCGACAAGCACAAACTAGAGTTGATGGTGCAAGAAATAATTTTATTATGAGTCAAGGTAGTAATAATTTTACTAGAAACTTAACTGGGTCAGGTATACCTTTTCCTGCAGGTACATCGGGAGATATTAGAGGATTTAGAAAGCCTATAGGGTCAGGAATAGACTCTAGTAGTTCTG